TTACTCTTCTTTTCGACGCATTTGTCCCAACCATGTACAGAAAACTTTACCCTCTGCTGCATCAGGATCTTCCATATATGCTTTAGCCATTTTTACATACGTTCCTACATCACTGCCTAAGACATCGGCGTAGTCACTATGCATCATATTAATTACATAATAGAAGTCAGCCTTTTCTTTGATATCATGCTTGGCAGCAAGAGAATTTGTTTGCTCCATGCTCCAGTGCTCACCATGAGTACCATCGACATTTTTCATATGAGAAACAGCTTTCTCTGCTAAACGGTCATCAAAGTGCGGGCCGCAGATCAAGCAATGTATTTTGTACATAGCTCCATAAAATTCATCGGGGCAATGCTTCTTGATTCTCTCAAGAGCTTCGCTGATTATTTCAACAAGCTCTTTTTCTTTTTCACGATCACCAGCAATCTTTTCAAGGTATTCTACGTACTTATGCATCTTTGCTCACCGCCTTTTTGCTCTCTGCTACAGCAGCAGTAGGCGTAACAGGCACAGGCAAGCTTGCTACAGCACCGCAGTTATATGCGCAGATATAGCCGCAAATAAGCACAAATGAGCTAGTATCTGCTGCTACCTTCAAAATATAATTTCTGCGTGTTCTTATCTGATTAGCATATAAATGATGACCGCATTTGCGTAGTACCGGGTACTGTGTTGCTGCCGTACCGATTTGAATTACTACCGGCATCAAATTTGTAGCTGTAGAAGGAATATCTTGAGCTACTCGAATAACGTAGTTCTCACAATTTACATAAGTTCCTTCCGGAATAGTTAATACAAGGTTATTCCCTGTAACCGCTACATCGGTTGTTAAAATCGTCCTGCAATTACACGTTGCCATTTTTATTTCATCTCCTTAATAAAAAACAGGGAAGCGTGACAGCTCCCCTGTTAATAGTCACGCTTTAAGCGGAATTACACGGTGCCACAACCGCCACAGCCATAAACACCGGTTGCAGATTGATACGGGCTGCAAGTGATGTAAGCCGGTTGCGGGAACGGACGTACCGCATTAATGATGTTAGAAGTCTGAGCCAAAGTTCCAAGTTGCAGCTGAGCAGCTTGCAGTTGGTCACGCAGTTCCTGCATAACATTCGCAGTCATTAATGCGCGAGTTGCTTCACCTTCTGCATGGATAGCAGAGGTAATGTCACAAGTGTTTTTAGCATTCTCGTAACGAACTGCGTCAATGTTACGATTGGTTTCGCAGCAGCACTGTTGAGCAGCGAAGGTGGACTGAGCAATAGCAGCCTGAACACCGCCGAAGCCTTGACATAAGTCTTTTTGAATACCGAAGTTTTGATTTGCGAGTTGATTAAAACCACGATCTAAAGTACTATTCAGATTGGTATAAAGAAATTCATTAGTCAAAGTATTTACGGCACCATTAGCGCCGCCTCCGAAACCACCGAATCCACCGCCGCCCCAGGCAAGCAGGAAGAATAACATTACTACCCACATCCAGCCGCCGCCAAACCCGGCGCCGTCTGCTGCTGCGGTACGGTTATTCAGATCATATACAGGCATTACGCCACTACCTTCCATAGTCATATAGAACATCTCCTTTAAATTTATTGTTTAAAATCATCTGGTGGCCACCGATCAGATTTTAATACCGAATTGAGAAAGCATTTGCTGAGCTTGCTGCGGATCAATACCACGTTGTTTTGCAAGATTCATAACAGTTTCTTTTAGCTGCTCAGGCGACTTACCTTGTGCCATTTCCATAGCACGCCCGAACATAGGGTTATTACCAAACATTTGCTGCATCATACCCATAGGATTATTGCTGCCCTTGATTTGGTTAAACATTTGCATCATTGTCAACGGATTCATTTGCATTTACTGTCTCCCCCTTCACATATCGTTCTAAAGAATTTACTTTTTGCTGCAGAGCTTCAACTAATTCTGCATCAGCATATCTCTTTGAAACCGGCTCTTTTTCAAGCGACAATTTATAATTTTGTATTACCGGCATCCCATTCATATCAATATACTTTGCGTATATGCAGCTATCTGCCGGACAAGGAAAATATGTAAGGCTTCCATCCAAATCAATTTGGGCAGCCTTTACTTCGTCTAAGCTAGCTACTGTACGTCCTTTCATCATCAAAGGCATAGGTGGCTGCGGTGCAAACTGCTGTGCCTGATATGTAGGCATCTGCGGCATTTGTGATTGGTAATTGGCTAAACGCTGTTGTGTCACTCCCGCCATTGCAGGATTTACAGGAGCGTAGGGATTTATTCCATACATTGTTATCGCCTCCGTTTCTTACTTAAATTATCGCTTAAATCAGTCTTTATAATCCGTCAACATTCCTTCATATTTCTCTCACCAAGACATAAAAAAATAAGGCAGTCACACTTATCATGTGACCGCCTTTAATACTCTCTTAACCGAATTATACGCCTGCCGCAAATCTCTTTCGACCGTTTGCACTGACGTATCTATTCGCATTGCTATTTGATAATTTTTGAGATCGTGGATAAACTTTAGTTCAATAATTTCCATCTGCCGTGGCGTTAACTTGGCTTCCTGGATTATTGCTTCAAATTCCTTACGGGTAGATCGAGAAAGCCAATCTCTTGCCTGCAACCGGCAATTATCCATATAATCACCTGCTCGCTGCTATTGTTCCAACTAATACCCCTCCGATAAATCCCCATAAAGCCTTTTGTTTTTGCTTAAGCTCACTTTTGGATTGTTCTTTCTTTATTTGCTCGCTCAACGTCTGCAAGGATTTGTTTTGCTCTGCTATTGTTTTTTTGGAGTTCAATAATGATTCCTGCGCACTCGTTAGCTCGCTTTTGATTTTCTGATAGGATAAACGCTGCTCTTCGATTAGCTTCTTCAGCTCGCTTGAGTTCATCTCCTGCACTGCCGACATGTTCGACAGCTCGGTCAATAGATTCTCCTGTCTGTTTATTATCGTCTGTAATTCGTTGAACTGTTCCCGAGACATCGTTATCGTCTCCGGAAGTTCCTCCGCAGAACATACAGCAGGCAGCGATACAAGCAATAATAACAACCACAATAATCCAATACCGATGATTATATATTTTTTCATACACGATTTTCACTCCATGTATATTATTTTCCTGTTTTTACAGTCATATTAGCCACGTGCGCCGTTTTAGATAGTCGCCTTACTATTTTCTTTTGCAACAGTTCTTTCTCGGCGCACAAGCTAAATATGAGCAAAGTTATTTCGAGATTACAGACCAAACCAGCTATGCATAGCTCCCAAAGCAAAGCCGATAATCATGCCAGTCCAAAAAACTTTGTTCGTCAAATATCCTTTTACTTTTTCCATATTAGTCACCTCCTTATACAATCTTTACCAATTATGATGCCACCAGATCGCCTTACCACGAATAACATCACCGCCCGGCTTCAGTTCTCCGTCGCCTGGCACATCTGGCAATTTCCACAAGTCCCAGCGTTCAAAAGTAGTTGCCGGGCCATAGTCGTCTAAGTCTGCTGCTTCTGCATGTGTCATTACGATATCGGCATTAATGTCCAATTCAAGTTCCTCACACAGTACAGCTACAACTTTCGCCATACTATCTATCTGCAGTTCTGTCGGTGGTACATTTCCAAAATCGACACGACCATCAGCATAAGCTACAGCATCTACACAGCACGCTAAAGCGATACCTACAGCCCCTGTATTACGCCGCCATGTATGGTCCTTATGTTCAGTTAAATCATCTGTGGTCGCCATAATGGCGCCGTCGCTGTCAATGTTTAGGTGATAGTCACTAAAAAACTGATGATAATTACCAGCTGACCAGTGTAGATAGATCTTATCAATATTACCTCTAGCTCTTTTAGCTAACTGTCGCAGCTCATCTAAAGTGATTCTTTTTGTCACCATTATTCTCAATCTCCTTTTCTAAATTATCAGGGACACCGTCCCCATCTTTATCTACCAAACTCGTAGCTATAAACGTCACAAATGCGACCATAGCCGGGCCTGTAATCTCACGTATCAGTGCCAGCAGGTCAGACATAACAATCTTGTCTAACCACAGCCACATGTAAAGCCAAGCTGCATAATAAGTAAAGATCAGCAAAACGACTGCAATAAAATAGCCTACAATGACCGCCATTATTTTTGGCGACATTGAGGCTACTTTATTTCTAGCACTGACTATTAAGTTTTTTATTTTCTCAAACATGAATATCACTTATCCTTACATGCACAGTTATTACATTTGTTTTCGACCAGCAGTAACCGTTCACCAACTTCATCAATCCTGTTATGTGCAGATCTTGCCCTCTGATCTACTTTTGCAATCTCAATCTGCATATTTGTAGCTTTGGTCTGCTCTTCTTTTATTGTATTTAACAAAGCATCAACAGTTTTCTGCAGATTTTCTATTGCCGTTGACAACGGAGAAATTATCCATATCTTAAACACAAAGCCAGCGATACCAAATAAAAAACTAAAAATTGTTATTGCGGCCATTACTGTTTCTACCATCTTTGCACCGCCTAATCTAAAATAATCGCATCCAATTCCTCTTTGCTTTGAGCTGCATTTACTTCAGCCTGTTTATTCCAACCTGCCTGCTTATAAGTACCTATATGGGTAGATAAATCAGCGCACCACTCGAGCACCTGTTCCGGCGTAAGATAGAATATCGTTTTGTCAGCACTTCCATCTGTGTAACCACGTACAGGGCAGCCTGTAGGATACTCTACAGCAAAGCGATCTGTATTTACGTTCAATGCTATACCCTGCATTGTAAGCTGTGTATCCTTGTCGCTGTCGTAACGGACAAGTTCTCCACTACATTCAGACGTAAAGCCGCCGGTTATTTTAGCAGCAGTCCAAGCGTCTATCTCTGCCAGTTTCCAATCCTTTAATTCTTCAAGTGGTCGTTGTGGTGCATAGCCTTTTACGTACCATTGCCCATCATCACCCTGCTCAACATCCATTTCTGTCATGCCGATAGATTCATAATAATCCGTGTCAGTACCAATGCCAACACTTACAATATTTTTTTCTTCATCAATAATTTGTGCGTATTTAATCATTTTCAAGCCCCTTTACACGGATAAAACGTAAGGTTCCGTACTGTTCCAGTAGTATAAAAAACATCACCTTGGTTTACTAAAATTTGAACTGATGCAATGTCTCCCCATTCGTACGCTATTACTTTACCGTTCACATAAGCATAAGAACCTGTTTCTCCGGATATATTAAAGTAACCAAGTATCCACCCAATATTAGGCGCAGTAAATGATGTCCCAACGCTCACGCCCGCATCGTAATTTGGTGTAATGCTTGCAATATTTGTGGTGGTTGTATCCTGCGTAGTAATAGTAGAGATTGACCCGTCTTTTTTAGTAAATGTAATAACTCTGCCAGCTACAGACGCACTAACAATCGGATTGCCGTCTTGCGCTTCTATTGCTTGATTTGTTCTAAGCGGCGTCATCATTTTAGTATTGTCAGTTCCCGCTTCTGCTTCTGATTGTGTGGCAATACTAGGTAAATCATCATACAAAGAATTAATTGCATTTCTTATTTTCTCAACTGTTATTAATCCGGTAAGCTTCATTTTCCTCACCTCAAATCGTCAGAATAAAGCCGGCAAACTTTTCCGTACTTTGAATTATAATATTGCTGCCGCTTTCAACGACGTCAACCATAACACTTTCATATGTACTGCCGTTAGTTCTGTACATGCCGAGGAAGTGTTTTCCTGACGCTGCTAAAGTAAATGGATAGTAGCCGTCTGATAATGTTCCCCAGTTAGCACTGCTTGCTGTAAATTCAGTTTTGAGTACTGCAGCAGCACCGGCAACAGCTTCTGTTATTTTATTATCAACTTCGTTTTTCGTATAAGCATCAGTAATTCCATAGCCGGATAATGTCGTCTCAGGGTTTTGTTTACCGGAAGCTAACTCCCATGTTCTTTTCATAGCTGCGGCAGTTGGAGCTTTGGTGTAATCTTCTGTAACTGAGCTATCTATTAATTGCACGACACCTTTTTGGGTCGTAGACGCATTATTTACTGAAATAACATCACTATTGATATTAATATTAGAACCGATTTTTACACCGCCTAATGCGCTTGCCGTAGCAGCAGGAAGCGTGTAATTATTAGCCCCCGCAGAAATACCATTCAGTTTAGCTGCCATTGCAGCGGACATTTTGCCGTCTGTGTCAGAAGTAGCAATAGGAATGGAGTTTGCAGAAATAGCAATCCAACTTGAACCAGTATAACGATATGTTATATCCGTATCATTTACGTTTACAGTCCAGCCGTCTGCCGGATTCGGATAAGTTGTTGCAATATCTGCATATGTTTCAACAGAAGGCTTCCATTGTAATGAAGATACAACAGCAGAAATTTTATTATCAGTTTCAGTCTTTGTATATGCATCAGTAATTCCATAACCACTTAAAGTTGTAGACTTCTTAGCATAGTCAGAATCTGCCGATGTTTTGTCAAGCTTGCCAGTATCTAACGCTTCAAAATTAGCGTTTATCGCAGCATCTCTTTCACGCTGCGTTCCAGTTCCAATTTTTTCTACAGTCATTGTAAATAACCTCCATCCAAAATTATTTTTCCTGTGAACGCTTCGCTCACATTTATAACAACGTTACCGTTATTATCTATGCCGGTATTAGCATAATAAGGATAGCTAACACCATCAATGGTCTTTGTTAAGCTGACAATGATAGGACTGCTTCCTGCCTGGTGTTCCTCGGTAGATATAGTCAGTACATAATCACTGCCAACCTCTGTAAAATCTTCTTCAGTAAAATTTTTGATATATACTTTGTCACCGGTTTTCTTAGTCAGCGACGCCAGTATAACGATGCCTGCAAACCTTTCGGGGACTTCAATAATAGTGTTTACTGCATCCATATATACGCCAGTAAGTACCATTTCATACTGCGGCTTTTTGACTTCCTTATAGACGCCAATAAGTCTGCTGTTCCCCATTGCCATAGTAAGACGCCACATGCCATTACTTTCAGTCCATCTGCTATCTGATGCCGTAAACTCTTTTGTTATAGTTCCGCTTTCAAAACGAAGTAAAATATCTTCTGCACGCTCTGCTGCGTCTTCTGCTTTTTCTGCATCTTCCTTAGCAGATCCAGCACTTTCTGCAGCAGCTGTTTCAGACTTCTTTGCAGATTCAGCGCTCGCCTGTGCCTGCTCCATAGCAAATTTAGGATTAGGTCCGGAAATAAGTTTTTTTCCAGTTGCGTCCCAATAAAAGCCTTCATTTGGCATAGGTGCCGGAAGTAATGTTGATATTGCTTTATTATCAACATTTAAATACAATGTTCGTCCAAGCATTTCTGCTAATTGCTGAGCTATAAAAATAACATCATCGAACGAATCCTCTATATTCTCTGCAAAAAAAGGTCCCTGATTAACTAACTTCATTAACTGATATAATGGCAGCTCTCGATAAATAGTTATCTTATGACCATCCGGCAATGGATCGCCAGCAGCAGGATAAGTAACAGTTTTTGCTTCTAAGTCAACAGTAAAATTCTCTGTCTCCTTCGCAACACTGTCATCACCAGTAATATATACCTTGATGTATTCCGGATGATCTGTCATCTGAAACGTTATAGGAAATTTAGTCGTCGCACCATTGCCAACATAAATATCCTTAACCGTGGTATTTTGTACTGTCATTTATTTTCACCTCCCTATATCTTAGTCGAAGCGGGCGCATCCTTTACGGTATCGGCATTTAACATATTAGCTATAGTAGTTGCTATCTTTAGCTTTTCATCTAAAGACGTCGCCTTTTTCTGCTCTTCCAACAGCAAATCTATTTGTTCTTGTATAATCGCCTCTTTATTCATAATCTCTCTCCTGTTCTATAACTGGAAGTACGCCTTTTTCCTTTAACAGGTGGTAAATAAACAGGCGTCCCTTCTGCGTCCAGTAAGTATGGAATCTATTTTCGCCATCAGTAGTAGAAAAAGTCTTGCTTTGGGTATAACCGTAGCACTGATATTTTTCATACAAGAACCATATCCCGCCTTTTTTATACTGAACTCCCAAATCGTGTAGCAGGCTATTCATTTTCTTTGCGCTCATACCATAGTCTTTGGCAATCTGCGTTACCGACATCAAAGTATTATTTTTTAAGATAAGATCGTAATAGCTTGCTTTAGGCCGCATTTCATTGATAATCTGTTTTTGCTGGGTATTTTCAATTTGCAGAGCTTGTGCTTTTTCTGCTATTTCAGCAGCCATCCTAAGAGCCGCTGGTAAGTCTTTTGGAATAATTTCCTGCTCTTTTAACAATTCTTCCATTTTATTAAAAGCAGCAATATATTTTAGCTTCCATTGCAAAACATCTCTAGTATTATTAAAGCTCATAACTAATAAAGAAAATCCATCACGTGTCATCAGATATTCTTTTCTATGCTCACCTTTTGCGTCAATATACTGGTGTTCGTCAAACCAACGAACTTTTACGCCGGTTTCCTGCAGATCCAAGATATGTTTTTCAACAGCTTTAATTACATCAGAATGACGTTTACCAAAATGCTCTGCTACCTGCCTACTGGAAACAACTACCTGCCTGTCAATGATTTGCACTAAATTTTCCATAAATCTCTCTCCTTCCAAATAAAAAAGCGCCTACCGAAGTAAGCGCTTTCTATTAAATTCTAACTAACTTATGATACTATTTTATCATGTCAATATGTCGCCAAGTGTCGCCAAAAATATAACCGCCTCCGCTATCAAACCCAATAACCTTACATTAATATTTTAACTCCGTTTTATAGGCGTTTTGTCGGAAACTTTTTATTTCTTCGTAAAAAAAGCACTTCGCATTTGCAAAGTGCTTTATCATATTCCTAATTAATCACAGTATACTGTTCGCCTATGTCCTATCTTCATAACAAGAACTTTAACCTGCCGCTCTTCTATTTTATAAATAATGCGATAACACCCAGCTTTACACCTATAATAGCCAGCATACCCGCCACTCATTAAAATAGCCCCACAAGCAGTATAAGGGTTATATCTCAATTCATCTAAGACATCTAATACCCTATTCTTATCTAGAGTCTTTAAATTCTTAATAACTGTATCTACAAGAGTCACATCAACATCATACATTTACTGATACAACTCCCTAGAATATAGTATAGGTTGTTTATCTTTTACACTGCGCTCTAAATTTAAAAGTTCTTTTTCTTCTTCTTCTGAAATCATGCAATCTTCAAAATAATCACGCATTTTCTCTAAAACTATTACTTCATTTCTGGCAGTTGTATCCCATGGAGATCCATGCTCATGTGTAATTTGGCTAAGTTTTATCCCAGAATATTGTGCAAACCGATCATAAACAGTATTGAGTGTCCTCAATTCTTGAGGTGAAAAATTACTTTCATTGCAGTCTGGTACTATATCTATACCACATCCACCAAATTGCGAATAGGCATTATATACATTTCTTACAACCGGTCCATGTTTCCACGCTTCTATAGCATCTCTAAATAAAGGCCTATTGTAACATCCCAAATAATAACCTTGTGCAAAATACAAAAGTTTTTGTAGTGCCATAGGGGTTAAATAGTTTTCTCTGCAATCACCTGCTTCTATTCTATTTTTTAATATAAACCAATTCGCAATTTCTCTTGCAGTTTTCATCAAACCCACCTCCTATTCCACACAGACTACATACTTCTTCTTATACAGAGTATATCATAACTAAAGTTCTCCTACAATATTTCCGTTAACTTTTTTATTATAATTGTGATATAATTGTGAAAGATAGCAATATCATTTGAGGAGACAACTATGAAAACTCTTTTTTTATTTACATATTTATTAATATTTCCGTTAAGTGTATTCGCATATCAAAATGAACCAACTGGTTTTAGAGGATTAGACTGGGGAGACACCCTAGAGGAAATATCTAATAAACAACCAACTTACTTTTTTGTCGAATTTAATAGACCTAAAGAAAATATAGTCAATTATGATGTTTACATTGATGATAATAAATTAAGCGATGTTGCATTTGTTAATCCAGTATCAATGTTTTTCTATAATGGAAAACTAAGTAATATTCTCATAGAATTTAATCATAACGAATACTATCAAGATGTTCTTGATAAATATAAGGACTTATCCCCTAAACTACTAGCATTGTTTGGTAATCCACAAACTTCTACAGAAAAAAATGATAATTTAATGTCTTATAGAGTTTTTCATGTATGGGCCGGTGATATAACTACAATTGCTTTAGATTTAGAGATAGGACGACAATTTACTCAAGAAAAATATAATGGTAATTTATATCTAAACTTATTTTCTACTGCTATAAATAAAGAAATAAAGGGTTCGGAGGCTGAAAGGTTATCACAAATAGCTAAAAAAGGATGGTAATTATTTAATACATAATATCTTACTTGCATTTCATATAATTAAGGAGATACTTTATGTCAAATTTAAAAATGTATTAAAAGGAGTGTTTTTGTTTTGAAAAAAGTATTGTTTATTATGTTCGCAATATTATTTATATCTTCCAATTGCTTCGCTGAAAAAAAAGAATGGCATGATAAAAACTTTGATTTTAAGAAAGTCAATAAAGTTTTAATAGAATTTTATTTTTTACCTCCGGGAAATGGAATTTCAGAAAATGAAACCGAAGATATATTTTTTGAAAAAATGTCAGATATTTATAAAGACTTAAAACAGCAAAATTATAAATTTTATGTTGCTTATAATATAGCTGATATGATAAAAGAAAAACACAATATTGATATCAACGAAATATATAAAACAAACCCAAGTAATGCAGATGAATTATATCGTTCTTTTGTGAAGGATAACATGGATTTAGTTATTAGAACTGAAGTTATGGCCTATGATATTGGTTCTCAATACTATGAAGGATATTATTTAACCCTTCCTTCTGTTGATACATCTTTTGTCACTACACCATATGGTAGCGGTACTGTTACAACATATGGAACTAAACAGCAATATATCAGAGGTGGCAACGTGCCAGTTTCTTATTGCTCCGTACGATTCACAAATTACGAAATGAAAACCGACAATGCAGTCTGGACTCTCATTGATGATAGAGCCAAAGCTAATCAAACAATATTCGATAACACCAAACCCAAAGATCTATATAAAAGAATTATTAGTAATTTCGTTAATAAATTAAAAGACAAACTTGATAGACCCCAAACATAAAATTTAAGGCAAACTAAAGTAAAATACCCCCTCAAATTTGAGGGGGTAATTTTATTTTACCGTTCTTTCTTCGGCCGGCGCCTAAAGATATCGCCAACTTCCGGCTCCATACCATTGAACAAGATATCATATCCGTTAAAGAATAATTTGTTTAACTGTGCAGGTACGCCTAATGCTGTTCCAACAAAAGTCGCAGTAGGTTCAATCAATTCATCATAATCTGCTTTTTTCTGCCAAACCTTTTGCACCTTACCGGCCGCACGTTCCATTTGCTCTATCGTGCCTTGCACTGCAGTCATTCTATAGCCGTAGGTCTGCATACCTAAAGCTCTGCTCCAGATAGCATTACCAACCTGCCCAACTGGTCCAGCTAAGCTCATAGGGTAAGTAAGTATTTCTTTTGATATTTTTTTATATTCGTCCTTACCTTCTTCAAATGGATCTTCGGCTGACAGCATCAAGTTTATAAAAGCAAACATTATAAACTTGGCCCCCACAAACGAAGTAAGACGCATTATGTCTTTTTCTTTCCGGAAGATATTATATTCTCTTGCCCATTGGTTATACTGTGTGTTAAAGAAGCCCTGGAAAGTAGTAAACAGTTTAAGCATAGGCCCACCACGTAAAAGCGGTGCAACCTCCGTAACTCTGCTGCTGCCAAGTGTACGTCTAATAACCGTATTGGCAAAATCCACAGCTTCAGCTTCGCCTGCACCAGCCCTGATTTTCTTGCCATACGCCTGCATCCATACCGGAATAGCCGAAAGATTATCCGTAGCAACCAGTAACCTTGTGCCAAATTCAACAGCTTTCTTTTCTACAGGGTTCAGGCTTTCCATTTCCTTCATATCCCGCAGGGAAATATCAGGAAGCACAGACCTTTCTTTCATCCAAGGTGATTTACTATAAACAAATTCCTTAGCCGATTTATAGCCTTCTGCAAGCTGCATATTCATACTGTAATTACTAATAGCGGCAACGACATCACTATATCCAAAACCATCTACAGCATTCCCATAAAGCAAAGGATTACCCAAGTTCTGAACGGCAGTTTTAAGGTTAAGCATAATAGCAGCATTTACAGTACGAGCTCGCAGCCAGTTAGCAACGCTGCCCATCCAGCTTTCGCCGACAGAACCGCTGTTAGTACCTTGAGGATTTGCCGCACGTTCAAGATATTCTTTAAAGGCAGCGAAATCGGCCAGCCCTAACTTTTCTTTTATCAGCGTATACATTTCCTGATCGTTCATAATTTTGCGGAAATCGCCCATAACTTCACGGAAACACAGATCATGTATTGCATCCATAGCAACATTAAACTCTGCTCCACGATTTAGATTAACAGGATATTTAGCCTTAACACGCTCTTTCAAATGGCCTCTTCTGGTACTCATCGTTCTAATATTGCGGCCTTGTCTGGGGTCGTCGGCAATAACCTCCTGCCTGGCATGTTTAGAACCAGTATCACCATCACGCATAAGTGGGAAATAACCGCCACGCATAACAACAGTCTTGCCGTCTGCTAGCGTCAACTCTACAGGAGACGCTTCAACTTTTTTAGGACTAAATCCTGTCCAACGAGTTTCAAGTGCTTCCATTTCAGACCAGTACAGCTCTGCAATGTCTATCTTAGCCTGTGCATATTTTATATCCGCTTCAGTAAGATTGCGCCCTAAAAAGTCAAGTAAATTGATTTTAGTCTGTACGATATCGCCATCTACCCACAAGGCAGAATTTTCAAAACCTACTGGTCTAGTGCTGCACAATACTCTGGCACTGCTCTCGTTACCTAAATTCATAAGCATTTTTACTAAAACATGCTTATCTACGGAAGTACCTAACTCGTCATATTTCTCCTGATAATCGGCCGCCTTTTCTGCAGCTTTATCCGGCAGCCACTCCCTGTAAGCCTGCGCTGTTTTTTCTTCATATTCTAAAATTTTTCTTGTTTCATTATCGGCTGCTTCACGAATAGCGGCGCCAAAATGTTTGCTGAAAAATCCATACTGCCAATCGTCCATCATTTCAAAAAGATTATCCGTACTACGTAAAGACGCTTTTAGCTTCTCCGTTACTTTAGGCTGCTGCGTTACGCCAACCTGCGGCTTCCAGATAGTTTTCAGTTTATTAAGTTTTTCCTGTGCTTCAACTTTAAATTCAGCATAGGTAACGCCTTTCTGTAAGGCATTGATATTCATTTCCTGTTTAGCAATAGCTTTGATATTTTTAAGTGCATTTACTACATCTTCAAGTTGGCTTGCAGTCATGCGTTCCCGGGGGTTTGTAATGCTAACATCCTCATCCATTATCCAATCGGCAACTGCAACATTATCATAAAGATCGTCCATATCATTCAGATAGTCTGATAAAGTTTCTGTTTTCTCAAAAACAGAATAATCTTTACGTTTATAGCCAAATCTTTCCATAATTGCTGCGGCTTGGATGAAGTTTCTTTCATTACCCCAAGTTTCCTTTTTAGCTTTTGCCTGCTTTCTGAAATAGTTCTGCCACTTAACATACTGATTGCGCAATCTTACACTTTCAACAACACAAGCGTGATTAAATGCCTGGACATTTTTATACCGGATCGCAGTAGAATAATCATCATTTTCCAACGCTACAGCAGCTTTTGCTGCAGCATTTCTTTCTGCCGTAATATACTTTTGAGTATTTAAAGCCTCCTTTAATTTTACTCTATTCTGCAGGTCCATCTGCGCTTGGATTTTAGCTGTTTGTCTACGTGCAACAGCAAGCTTTCTAAGTGTTTCAGCATCACGCTGTCCTTTTAATAAGCCCTGCGCTTTATCCTCAATAAGCTGAGCTTCAGTGTTTATCAAAAGACCGCTCTCGTCATTATACATAGCGTCACGCGCAGCCTCCTCAGCAAGCCCACGCTCTTTATAAATATCAGGGAAAGCATCCTGTACCATTTCATCAATATGCCTATTAACAGCACCAGTAAAAGACGGTTCAGACATAATAGTTTTTGCCAGCTCGTCACCAGAAGTAAAACCATTAGCTTCAGCAATCATATCAAAAGTTGCCATTTTACTTTCATCAAAATTGCCTTCTAAATATCTATTAGCTACGCCTTTAGCTGTTTTCAAATCAGATGCAATATCAAGTATCTGCTCCGAAGCCATATATAACGGCTGTTTTGCAATCGCTTCTTTGACCTGCGGCTCTACATCTTCACGATATTTTTGAATTCGGTCTTTACGCTCCTGATTGAAATTAACAAGACTTTCTTTTGTTAACATCTGCACTGCCTTATCGTGAGCTTTAGCAGCAAAATTGCGTAACATTTGCTTACGTGGTTCAGAAAGTGCATCTAATACAACATCTGGTAACGCAGAAAAATAACCGTCAATACGTTCCATCTCTGCAATTTGATCTTCACTTGCCAACATACGGTCGAACACTTGTCTTACCTCATCGTTGATAGGCACAGCATTTTTGTTACGCCTATCTGAAAAGACTGCATCATAAATAGCCAGCAGCCATTTTTTAAACCTATTAAAGACAGGTTGCAATTCTTTTGACGGAGCCTTCCCTTCCATCATATAAGTCTCGGCAGCTTCTGCCCAACGTTCATGCGCAGCTGTTTTTTCTTCCTGTGACAAGCTATCCCAGTCTTTATTGACACCAGCATAATCAAGCATAGTCTGACGATCTTTTTTCATCTGTTCTGTAGCATTAGGAAGTGCTCCCTCACGCATGAGGTTCTCAATAAAGTAATGACCTACAGCTTCATGAATTACCGTGCTCATATCGGCACCTTCAAACAGGTTAATAATTGCTTTACCTTCTGCGTCCCATGTAATATCACCCTTTGTTTTTCCTTCTCTCTGGTAGTATCCCTGCATTTCTTCACGTCTCTTGCGTAGCGCATTTTCATCTGGTATACTATTATTAAGAAGACTGTCAAGGTCGGTTATTCTGCTAGCGGAATCGCTGCTAGGAGAAGGTAGCCACTTGGCAGTCTTTTCTTTATTTACATATGATACTCTACCTTTTTTTAGATTATGTTCTATAAACCAGTTATAATCTGTACCACTTTCTCCACCTTTACCGTAAGCACTCGCAATTGCATTAACTTTATACCAACTACGTTCTACGTCAAGTTCTAAAGGAACAATAATAGTAGATCCCTGGTTATCCTTTAAATCAAGCACTACAATCTTACGACCGGCATAAGAATCCAATATCATCATTGGATCGGCCATTGCACGAGGAATTTGTTTCAACAGTTCTGGTGTCATACCGTCAGAATGTCCATCAAATATATGTTTTATTTTGCTGCCATCAATAGTTACAGGCAAAATTTTACCGCCTGCAAGTCCCAATGCAAGCGGTGTCGTCATAACATTATAGGTTTTGGTATCGTTTATTTTTCCCGCAGTATACTCATCTACAATGCCGGCAAAATTATTTTCATCCTCAAGCAATTTTTCACTAGCACTTTTAGTTTGCATATACCGACCGTCAGGAGTGCTGACTACACGCTTGAAGCTTACAGGGTGATCTCTGAAATATTGCATAGGGTCATCAGGATTAGCAATCATTGCACGACTTGTTAAAATAGCCAGGACATCACCAGTTTCTTTTTGATTTAGCCCCGCTTCGGTCAATTCATTTCTAAAAGTATCAACTGTAGTTCTAAATTCCTCGTCGTTCTCCAACGCCTTTTTATAAGCGCTTTGGAGAGCTTTTTTATTTCTTGCACGTTCTTCTGTATACCCGCCCTGTTCAAATGCTACGCTATTACTTACAGCCTGAAAAAAGCCAGGATTTTGAGCCTCTGCTGCACAATACGTACCCATCGGCATTTCAATATCCTCACCACGAACGGCAACTGCCTGCAATTCAGAAGCCTCTATCCCGAAAGTATCTTTTACATCCAGATTAGGATTTTCCTGCGCGTATGTAAAAAGGGTTTCAGCATCTACATAAGCCTTTTCTTCAGTGGTTTGATTCAACACTAATTTACTGGCAGTAATATCTATATCCTTACTGTTTTTCATTGCTTCTGCAGTACGCACTGCCTGTTCCTGAATCGCACGGTTAGCATTACGATCTACAGCAACACTAACAGAGCCGCCAAGCCCACCGAATACTGCTCCGATAGCACCGGAATAAGCGCCTCTTTTAGTAATCTCACCAAACTCCTGATAAAATTTAAGTATTTGCTCCTGAGTAGAAAGATTCTCATTTTTAGCCCATATTTCAGCAGCCGCATCCGGGTATTCTTGAATCCATTCAGTAATACCTTCTGTCAATGCAGTTTTAAAAACCTCTTTAGCCTTCCCACCCATAGTTGCTATTTTAGCGGCTCTTGCTCCTGCTCCCATAACTTTGCCCAAACCAACTTTTTCAAGAGCAGACTGTGCAACAGCATTTAACGATGCCGCAGCTCTGGCTCTGTCATTAGATACACCAGCTTCAGTAAGGTCTAAATATTGACCGCCTGCAATCTGGCTACCCATAAAAGCCGCCGCACTCCAACCGCCAGTGCTAATTGCTACGCCGACCTGTGCCGCTAATTGTGGCGCATTCTGCAGTAAATCGTAATAAAACTGTCCTGCTGCAGTTTCTGCCTTTACTTCTTCTGGCTGAAATATCTCACTGCCGCCAATGCGTTTAGCTTCTGTGCCAATTGTTTTTAATTTTTCACCGCCAACAGCATACAAAAGCCGTCCTATCGTATCTGCACTAAACACTTTAGATTCCGTGGTCAGTTCAACATCTTTTTTGTCTGCTCCTAAATCAGCCAAGAGCGCAACTGCACCATACCCACTGCGAGCAACATTCTTAAAGCCATTTTTCAGTGCTGTAATACTTTTCCAGTTATTCTCTTGTTCTCCCCAAAATTCTGCAGCTTTAGTACCGGCAATGCTCATAAGCACCGGGTCTTTTAACGCCTCTGCTGTTCTTGGTGCTATCTTCTCATATTTATTCCAGTCATAATCAAAGTTTTTAGGTAAATAATAATCGGGATTACGAGCGGCCATTTGAAGCGATATATTATTTGCATTAGCCCCTTGTAACGCTTTAGTCTTTAAGTCGTCTGGTATAAACTTTCCTGCTGCTGCTACATCATACAATATAGACCTTGCCATATTATCACTCCTCGTTAATTTCTCCTCTTAATGCTGCTAAGTGGCGCTGTTTTATAGCTTCCAGAGTATCACTAAAACTCATTGCCGCTAAACCAGTACGCTCACTGGCTCCCCAATCGCTAAACCATGGAGTGCTTTCATTTTGCTGTACTACTGTTTCACTCTGCTGCGGAATATCCAGCAAATGTGGCGCTGCATCTACACCATCACGAACTGCCATAGCCGCAATTTGTTTATTGAACTCTTGAATATCCATTGGACTATTATAAACAGTCGCATATTGAAGTGCCGAAATCTGGTATTTATCGTTCGGATTTATGGATTCAAAGATTGTTTTTGCCTGTCCCAAATCAATATTATTACCGTTCTGAATCTGATATGCATCTATATAAGGATAAAGCTTAGGAGATAGACTGCTCTTTAACGAACCCCATTCACGCTGTTTGCTATTATAATTTTTAAAAATAGCTTTATTCTGCAAAATTCCCGGTTTATCCTTTGTCCCATACAATACACCATATCCAGCGTCGTATCTTTTCTGAGGATCAGTTTTATCTTCTATTGCATTATCCAAGTAAATTTGAGCTTCTCCTCTTTCCACCGGATCAGAAAGTGCTTCATTGATCATAGTAGCTAACTGTTTATCAACATCCTTATTTCTTGGATCTTGATTTCTAGCAAAAGCAAGTAATCTGCTTCTATCAGCTTCGCCTAAGACTGTTGCGTTTTGATTGATTAAAGATACTGCTTCTGCTGGCGTTACAGTACTATTTGTAATAGCATTTTTAATTTCTTTATAAATACCGCTATTAGATACAGCAGCAGCAGCTTTCGTCTGTATCCCTATTAAATCATCACCGAATTTTAATAATGTTCTTTCTACCTCTGCATCTCCACCGGAAGCACTAAAAACCATATTTCGCATATCCTGCGAATCAATAATACCTGTTTTAAAATTGTCCCATAATCTTTGTTCTATATTTTTTATGATCATATTTTGTTGGTTAGCCTTAATAGCTTTATTGATATTTGCCTCTTGAATATAAGTGTTCCAAGCTTTCTGTCGATCTTCTAATGTAGGCGCAGCACTTATAGGATGGGCAAAACCCAATACTTTGTAATGATCTAAATCAAGTTTTGCTGTTCCGTGCGAACCAGCTTGAATAACTTTGCCTGTAGATTTTTCATAAAGTCCAACATGATCACTGTCATCATTACCTTCCCAGTCCCAATAAACAATATCACCATCTCTAAGCTGATTCCGTTGAGTAAAAAATACTCCATTGTCCTTTGCATCTTCCATATTGGTTGGTGCCCACGTATTCCCTTCCTTAGCTCCTCCCGCTTTCAACCAACGATTAATGCTTACAGTACACTGATTTTCACCAAAATTCTTACCTATATCGCCATTGGCTGCTTTCAAAATTGCATTTGTATCTATTGCATTAGAAAAATTATCGCCAAAGATATAATCACGTGCAGCGCCTTCATCTTCACCAAAAGTAGCATAAAGGCTCTGTCCCATTTTAAATTGTCGTTCTTCTTGTTTACGAGCATAAACATTTTTGGCATAGGCACTCGTTACTCCCGGATCCATATAAGGCCCATATTTTTCAACATAAGCTTCGGCAGTATTTATATCACCATTAGCATAACTTCTGTCTATCAATGCCTGCCCCAATACGCCAGTCCATTTTCTATACTCTAAATCAAGTCTTTCTCTTCCATATGTTCCGTATCTGGAATTTATGGCGTAATCAATTTCTTTTTGTACATCGGCTATAACGGCAGGGTCATTAGGAGATAAAACAGCTTTTTGAACAGAACTATTTATAGAATTAGCAAAAGTAGTATTCTGCCAAGCTTCAAACTGCTGCGCTCTATATTGCCCCAAAACCCTGCGATTAGCATTATCAGTTTGCTGTGCACTGTAATCAAAGAGCATAGCGCCCTTGCCATAACGAACGCTTTGAGGACTTTGAGCCATAAGCTCGCTGCGGATCTTTCTTTCTCCGGCTTCATATTCGCTGACAATATCCAGAGCTCCTTTTTCTTTCTTCTGCATCAGCTGCATTCTAAGTTCATTAGTACGTTTAACATACTCATTATTGGTCTGCAGAACGTCCGTTCTTATGATCTGCTCTCTTACATGTTCAACACCGGCCTGAATAATTCTACCGGTCTGAGCAGATTCCCTGGCAACAGCCTGCTGCCCGCTGTTATCATAACGTACATTAGATACTTTACTTGCCGGTGCTCCTAACTGTGCACCTACTTGAAATATATCGATTGCCATATTCTAGCCTCCTTTTGGGTATAGAAAAAGCGCTTTAACAAATTGTTAAGCGCTTAAAGGTGTGTTATAATGTTGTCCGAGATAGTTTGACGGTGTTGGTCTTATCAGTCCGTAACGGATTGGTGGTGATACTATGAGTGTATATCAAGCATTATCCTTAATGATAGCGTTTGGTGTCCTCGTGGCTACCATTATTCTTGCTGTAAAATAGCAAGAAAATAAGCCCTGCACAAGGGTTAGCTGGCGGGCTCGTTTTCAAGTACTATTTGTTACAAGATGAGCCGACGCTACTACCCGTCAAGCTATCTCTTTTCGTTTATTATATAATACAGTCCGAATTAATGCAAGCACAGTCCGAATTTCTTAACTATGCTCTCTTCATTAACTCACTTTAAAAGTAAGTTTTCATCGGGAAATAACTATAATTGCCTTGTCTATATCCCGTTCCACTACTGTTGAATTGATATGTAGCACCTGTAGTTACACTGGGACTTGAAGCACTAGAAGAAGCACCTTGCTTTCCTGCACTCTTAGGACTGTATAAATTATCTGCAAGGGATAACCCGCTCATAAGCATATTATTCATAAGTGCACGCTTACCGGCTTTACGGTAATTGCGTGCATTTTGATTATAGATATCACGTTGATTAACAAGGTCAGTAGATTGCTGAAAAATATTTTCCACTCCTTGCCTTGAGTTATAACGTTCAATAGCAAGTTCTGTCTCCATATTGTATGCACTGTCAGCTAAAGCACTGGCCGCACTGCCGGAAGCTGCTATACCAGACGCACCTATATTGGCTCTTTGCTGGCTAAGCATAGCGTTCATACGACGGCGTTTATTTTCCTCGTTAATGGTATTTGACTTGGATTGCTCTTCAGCCTGTGCCTGCAGCTTATCTGCGTTTTGATCAGCTATCTGTGCATTTACCTCAGCTTGCTGGGCAGCAGCGTTATATTGCTGCTGCTGTGCTCTACCAGTAATAAAGCCACCTAATAGAGTGGCACCTATTGTTGCTGCTACGCCCATTATTCATCATCCTTTCTAAATTCAAAAAAATGGTGCGGCAGACCGTAAATACCATATGGTTCCGGTTCATGTATTTTTGCACCGAGCCATTTAAGCCAGCGGATGATCTCATCATTTCCAACGTTGACCCAGTTATACAGCCTGCTATATCTTTCCAAAAGCCCTTTTACAGCCTTTTTAGTATACCGTCCGACAAATACCCTATGATTATCCATTTCTCGCGTCATAAGCAGCCATACGCGCACATCGTCGCTCATAATAGACGGTTTTCTAACTCCGTATACTGCAGCCGGTACTCCATCGATTCTAAGGCATCCGACCTCGACGCTGTGCTCTATCCCACCCAATATATCATCTAAAGCATTATCACCAATAGCACAAAACAGTTCTTTACGGTTATTATCTTTTAAATTTGCTGCTATGTAGACTGCATCTGCTCTTGTCGGTATTGCAAATTCGTATTTCGTCATAATACATCTTACCCTTCTATTTCTGGTATCAGCGACAAGACTGTCATAGGCAGAGGATCAGGTTGTTTAATTATTACCTGCTGTGTTTCTGACCAGCTTGCTGATTTAACGACAATTTTAACTTTTTCTGTTTTTAACGCTATTGGCTCCCCGTAAGCTTCGTTACTTCTCCATTTAATCTCATCGAGAGCATCATCTCGCATTCCATATACTCCGCCGCGGCTATCCTTAAGCATTGCGATAAAGCTAGCGATTCGCTTCTTACGGCTTAGATATGTACCGTCCTGAGCGGTAAAATCAATCGGCAAAGTTTTTATTTCTGCATCAATAGGCAGCCCTACATGAACTTTCTTGTATTTGTTACCAAGAACAACCTTGCCATTTTCAACTGTTTGTTGGGGTAGCACATTCCCATCAGCCAATATCGCCACAGTATACCCTTCTAAATGCTCAAGTCCAGATATTTCATCGGTCGGTTCTCCTTCATAAGTTATTCCACTATCGACGAAGAACTGATCCTCTACATTAGTGCTTTTATCACGGCTTTCCATTATTTCCACATAATACTGACCGCCACGTTCAATAACTGCATATAACTTATCTTCTGTTGATCCTCCGATATTACATACACTAACAAACTTCCCGCCTGCTGTGGTATGTTGGTGCCATGCGTAGATATCCTGTTCCTTAATGTACGTAAGCCCTAAAAGCAATCCATCATCACGCACACACCAAACAATACTGTTAGGTATCTGCTGATAAGTCATAGATATTATTTTATGCCCTTCAAACAAGTGTGAAGCCAATAAATTTAAATCATCACCTGTATATTTATCGACATCATAGCTATAAGCAAGGTCACGTATGATATTGCCCTGGTGCTGCACATAAATAATCCTGCTGCCGATAGTGACAGGGTTAACATCTGACACGCCTCTGTATTCCTGTGGCTGACTTAAAACATTGCTCCCAGAAAGAGCTTTACCTCCGCCGCTTACTTTAAATTCTCCGCCAGCTGTTAACAGCAGCATTTCCCCAAAAGCTATAATCGCCTTAATACCATTCATTTGTCCACCGTTTAAAGTAGCCGTAATTCCGTCATCATCGACAGATGGAATGCTTGTTCCAAAGTTATAATAATCTCCTGTTTTACTTGTCCAGAATGTCTGAGGAAATCCTTTGCTTCCCGCAAATACTAACCGGTCTTCATAAAAGCCCGTTGCAGATGGATATCCCTTTTCCCCGTTCCAAGCAGCAAAAGCAAAATCACGGGTTTCGTCTGTAGAACCCAACTGTTTTTTTACTATCCCTTTTACTACTTTAGGGCTGACATATTCAGTAATCAATACATGACCTGTATAATCTCCGCCAATGCTTTGAATGGTTATATAACCTCTTTGCTTTTCATTTTCACCATCCCAAACGCCTGTATTGAATTCAGTAGAAGTAACTCTGTAACTGGCAATACTTTCAGACGTGTTCTCCTCAGTCAAGCTATAATTCTGGCTTCTGTTCCCGCTCTGCGTTCTTACATTTACCCATTGCGAAGAAACAGGATCATATCTTTCCAAACTAAAATTACCATCCCAAAAACCAAAACTTTCTACATAGACATTGGATTTAGGTAATACGCTAACCTGCAGATTTCCGCCTGTACTACTTGGTGTCCCTTTTTTGTACTCTGTTTCTAAAAAATGAGTTAGAGAAAAAAGACTTCCTTCATCACTTTCGGCAAAAATATCATTAGAAGCAGTCAAGGTTATATCTCCATCTGTACTTGATGCATTAACTGTCGTATTATCTCCAAGTGATAATCCATAAGTAATTTTTACCCATCCACTATTTCCTGCTGAACCATTATTCATTCTTGATGCACCAGCTCCACCTAATCCACCATTTCCATAAGAGGTTGCAGCAGTTCCATTTCTTTGATGCCCAGAACCATCACTATCTAAATAATAATAAGCACATCCACCACCAGTACCGCCTCTTGCCAAAATATCCTCTACACTCGAAGATTCTCCAGTTCCGCCAAATACACTAGATATGTCTTTTGAATCATCGTGACTTAACCCTACCAATCCACCTGCCCCTCCTTGGCCCACCTTAACCTTTAGCGAACTGGCTCCGCTTACTTTCATTGTAGTAACAATAAGTTCTCCTCTTCCGCCATTGGCTCCAGTTTTAGAAGCAAATATACCTCCACCACCTCCGCCACCTCCACCAGCTCCTGCAATTTCTAAATTTATGGTTCCAGCTCCAGATGGTATATTTACCACATAAGATCCAGGCACTGTCCATTGTTGTGTTTTTATACTTACACTTGAACTACTATACTGCGAAGCATCAAACGGTCCACCAGTAATATCCATTCTTTCAAATCGCCAGTCCAACTCTCCATATCTTGTAAGAGTCATAGGCGCATGTTCCGGATGAACTATAAAAAGCACGTCAGCACTCTGCGTATATTTTATTTTTGCAGCATCTTCTAAATCTTTGTCAACAAAGAAATTCTCTATACTGTATGGTGATCCATTATCATCTCTAACAATATCACCATCTTTATAAAACCGGCATCTGCCGGCTGTAATTTCGACAATATAATTTTGGTCTGTACTATACATAAATGGTATTAGCACAGCCTTTTTATTATTATAAGTCTGCGCTATAAATTTAAACCCGGGTCTATTAGCAGCCCCGCCATAGCGTAGAACTAAGAAATTTCTTAACGTAGCAGCTCCGCTATCATATTTAGCAATGTCTGTACGTCCATACATTGACGGCGACAATTCACCGCCGGCAAAACTTGACTTTAATTGATAGAGTGCCATAATTATGCCCCCGTAAATCTTGCCGCCGCTAATCTATCGACATGCGGGTCCAGCAAATTCTCTTCATCCGCATCTGCTGCGCTTGCTTCCGAAAAATATGCATTGTATGCCTGAATGCACATTTGAGCCAAATCTAATTTACCTGTCAGCGCGTAAGCAATCTCTGCTGCTAATTTCCAACTAAACGCTTCTACAAATTGAGCGTCATATAAATCTGCATCAGTAACATCTACTGTATATTCAATCCATGCATTACCAACGTTTGTATAAATGGTTTTCCCCTGCTTATCAGAAACAATTTTGTACTGATTGTCTCTAGGAAGTCCGCAGAACTGCTCATTGTACATCATTCTCAAGCACACTGCATCAGCAGGATACCGATATGCATATTTCCAGTTGGGAGGAACATCGGCAAGCGCGGCAAGCTGCACGCTTCTTGTTGCAAATGTCCACGGGAATTTTCTCAAAACCGCCTGCCTGACATAATCATAGCAACGCCGGCACACTCGTGCTGGTTCGCTTGCTTCGTCAAGCCGCTCTATTGTAGCTACGCCTATATGATTAAGAGCAATATTACAAATCTCAACTTTATCCATACTTTCACCACCTGTTATAGAGAAAGCCGGAGGCATATGCCCCCGGCTATTCTTATTCTTGAGCCAGTGCCACTAATTCACTAATAATAGTTTCCCTGGATTTCTGACTTGTTTTGATTCCCTGTTCTTTGGCCAATTCTTTTAAATCATTAAAGTTCATTGCTTCATATTGCAGATAACGCGGCTCATCATGATGGAGAGCTGTTATAGCCGACACGTTAAGTTTCACGAAGTGTTCCGGAACTTTAATGTTATCAGCAAGGGTTACAATTTCATCTCTCCTATACATACGACCCAAAGTAAAACAATTACGCTTTACTTTATAAGTAGCCATTATAAAGTTACCTGGACGCCATCAGTCATATAAGCAAAGACTTTACCGCCTGCAGCATCTTCTGCTGTATAAACCAATCTAATATAACGGTTGCCATATTTGATCGGAGAAAAGAATTGCGCCACTGTACAAGCCCTAGTTTGAGCCAAAGAATCTGGTACACTTACTTCTACTTCATCGGCAGGACTGCTAAAGTCTTCCGTAGCAGAAGATTGTACTTTTACCTTGGTGATCTTGCCAGCAGTCATTGGTGTGGTCAATTTTACATCAAAGTACAGCGGATGCATAAAGCCACCTGTACTACCTAAATCAATAACATTACTGTTTGCACTAGTACCGGTAACGGCCTGATTTTCAGACAGTAATAATTGCGCATCAATACGTGCCATTATTATTTCCTCCCTTTTAAACGAGTTTAGATTCAGTATTCAGAATAGCTGCACAACGCTGGAATGGAACGCCCCAGAAATTAACAACAGGTTTTCCTTCAACCGTATCAATAGAAAGCATAGTGTTTTTGTCATTACGAGCAGCTTTAGCCATGAACGCCTCAAACTGCTTATTGCAGAAAATTTGCAAATTAACATTATCAGGATTTTCAATCTGATAATAACCTTCAATCATTTTGTCGAAGATCTTCGTAGTAGAAGGATCTGTCAAATCAATGTTAGCTAAACGCACAACATAACGAGGATCTTTTACAGCAAGTCCCATAGACCAGTTATACTTATTGGTATGAGCAAAGAACGTTTCACCTTTATCATTTGTTACTTTTTGTAGCCCCATGTATTTATGGGTGAAACCGGCAGTATCGCCCTCAGGGAACAATCCATAAACCTGCTGTTCACCGAAACCAACAAACCATGCAGAAGTCAGATTATCACCAGTGCCGCCGCAGTCAATGATTTGATCTGCCCAAATCTCATCTTGATTGGTCTTACTGTAATAATACGCACCCAGACCTGTAAAGCCGGCAGGATTAATCTTTTCATCACCATAGAACAGTGTAGAAGCCATCTCTTGGTTCATTGCTTCAAGAAATGCAGCATTCTCACTCATCATCCAAGAAGCCTGCATATTGTTTTTACGTGCCAACTTCTCATCAATTTCGGCCAGTGCTTCCATCTCGCCGCATGTAAAAGATACCTGTTTCGTTTTAGACTTACTCGGTTTAGTGCCGCGGTTGATCATTCTCCATGCTACCTCTGGTAAAGAGTAACGCAGGGTTGCTTCTTCATAGTCCTTAGAGTTACACATTTTGAACGGCATAATTTTTAAAATCTTATTAGTTTTAGTCTGCAGTTCAATAATTCTTTGATACTTTTTGTCGAACCCCTGACGAGAAGCAAAGTCTTGAAGGGTTGCGAAACCTGTCAAATCTGGCATTATTTACCACTCCTTAATATTTTTATTTGAACCCGCCGCCGGGGAAAAACAAATCGGCGTCGGTCGGTTCCTTAGCTTTAGGTGCTTGCCCATCAGGCGGTTGGTCTTCCATAAGCAAGCCTCCAATGTTTTGTAGCATTTTTTGTATTGCCGGATGATTTGCTACACCTGTATTTACAAGTACCTGCATAGCCTCACCACCGCCAAAGGTATTAACAGCCAATTTAGCAGCAGCAATGTTCTCACGAGAAATAAGCCCCTGCTTTTGGCATTCAGCAGTCCAACCGTCTACAATTTCCTCCTGCTTATGCATAACGTCTAAAACGACTTTGCTATGCAAATCAATTAATTTAGATGCCTGCTCCTGCGTAAGCTTTGCCTCTTTAGCAATGGCTGTAAAGTCAGCTTCTAATTCCGGCGTAAGCTCAAGCCCATCCTGAAGTTTAAATTCGTATTTATCAGGAACAACAGCCGGTTCATCAAACACACTCTTAGGTTGGGCCGCAGGATCTATATCACCTGCCGGCGTTAGATCTCCACTCGGTTCAACTACCGGAGCAGGTTCTGTTACAAACGGGTCACCGGAAGGAGCAGGTTCACCGCCTCCACCAGCACCATCTGCTTCAAAAAACACTTGTGCAAACTTATTCATGTCTTACCTCCGCTATGTCGTTATCTACTTTAAAAAGGTCATCGTCTTCTAAATCAGGAGGGTGTCTAGCGCTTTCCGCTTCATTACGCATCAGCATTTCTAAAGAATGTCCATCGTTCAGCATCCGGATATTCTTTAATAAATCAACGCCTACAGCACGTTTACCTGATAAGAAAGCATTGAAGTATGGCTCAGCTGAAAAAACCGCTGTTTCGACCTCTGTGCTTTCCAGAATGGCAAAAATAAAACGCCGTCCGTTCTCGGTCCGCATAATAGCGTCCAAGTCGTCCAGCGCTTGTTGTGCAAGCATATTTGATTCTTTAGTTCTCATTAAATCCCACCTCCCAGCAGTTGATCTAATGCATTGCCTCCATTAGCAGGAGTTTCGCTCATCAATCTAGCTGCATCGGCATAATCTCGAACAGCAGGTGCTGCAGCAGCCATCTGCTCAGCTTGCATTTGTTCTTGCTGTGCCTGAGCACGTTGTTTGCGAATATTCGCAACCTCATTTTTATCACGCACAATCTTTTCTTTTACTCCTGTAGAAGTAGCAAAGCCGCGAACAGCTTCGTCTAAATCGATAATATCTAAAACTTCTGGTTGTGCGGCAGCAAGATTACCAACAAATCCGACAGTCCTTTCAATAGCTGGTATTTCAACCATCTTCTGAGCTTGGGCAAGAATAGAAATAAAAGACACCTTTAATTCGTTTTTATCAATTTCTTCTGGCATAGGTGGAAATAACCCATGCCTCAAACAAATATCAAAAGTGCGAAGTGTCATCGGTTCCAGGACTTCATTATGCATTTGCTCAAGTACCGGCGACAGCATCAAAAGCTTTTCTTCATGTCGCTCTGCAATTTCTCGCGCAGTCATTTGAGGTCCGTCCTGAGATGCAATCATCATAAACAAATCATTATAAAATGTTTCAGATATTGATTGCCTTTTTTCCTGGGACAAAGCCCCGATCCCTTCATACGCTTTTGCTCTTGGGTCTACGAGAGGATATGCCTGCTGCGCCAGTCCATCAGGATAATAATTTAGTCCTCCTGGCATTCTATTAAGCTTTTTCATTGATGCAGGAAACGCCATTGCAGGGTCTGCTGTATTATCGATAGCTCTAAGTTTGTTCTTTTCAATCTTCTGTAACTGCATACAGTCACCTAAAGCATTATATCCTGGACCTGCTCCATATACACTATTGGCAATCAAAGTCCAGCGCGGCATAAGGAATGGGCATTCTCTAAAACCGGATATCTTTAAAAACTTATCGTTTGCACCTTTTTCATAGTGATATGAGCGCCACGGGAAATTACCTAAAGCCAATTTATTAGGATCATAATCATCATTGCGCTCTATCAGCATTTCAACGTCAAAGTATGTCGTTATATTTCCTTCTTTATAGGCCGACTTCACGCTTTCCGATACATTATCTATCCCATATTCTTTTACAATTTGCTCAGCACTCAATCTAAAACGCCTTGCAAATACATAAACCCTGCCTCTTGCATCTACACCGCCTGCATATTCCCCGCAGGTATAAGGCCGCATCCATATGCCGTAGTTATAATCTTCCAGCATCAAAGAGGCGCCTGTGCCGAACTGGGCCATCTCTGCCTCAATCTGCTGCAGCATATTATAAGCATTGCTCTTAGAATAAATGCTGCTCATAATCTCCTGGCAGTCATCGAGCCACATTCTGACTGTATGATAATTAGCTTTTTCTTCGTCTTGCAGACCAAGCTCAAACCACGGTCTTGACGGCGATGTTAACCCACTGTGAATGCCTGCCGCACATTTACCAACAGCTTTTTGAGGATGAGGATCTATAAGATACTCATCACGTCGATGACCTTCTGTGCTTTGAATATCCACCTCAAATCGTCCTCGTGTTGGATTGATATACCGGCTAAGCATTTTCCATGTTGGCTCATATTGACTGCGTAACGTGTATAGCTGGGAGATAGTATGTTGTTTTCGCTTTAATCTATCGCTGTCTAGCAGCATATCTTTGATGTTCATAATCATTCTCCCAACAACATTTTCTTAACACTATCCGAAGTAATCTGACCACCAGTTTTGTTTGTATAATTCCTACCACGGGCTTTAGAGAGCTTTTCAAACAGGCTTTGTCGCTCTCCCTCTGTAGCGTTATCAATCGTGGCAGCAGCCGTGCTTCCAGGTGCGCTTTGTTTGATCGGGTCAACACTGCCGCCACCTCCGCCACCATGTAACTGCATTATAATCTTATGCATAGTCTCACCTCCCTTCACATACCAGCAAACGGATCATAAACCATTTGGCTATTATCAAATTGTGCTTCTATTATCGCCTGTTCTCTGCTTACAACAGATTGTGCAAAAGTTAAAGCGAGTGCATCCGCTCTATTAGGAGAGGGAACACCTCGCTTTTTCATAGCTTCTTTACTTTCAAGTTGTATTAACCCGCTAATATTAGGTACTGTTTCAGGGCCCGTTAAATCATCCGCTAAAGTCTGGTCATCCTCTGGTATAACCCCGCCTTCTTTCAGCCAATCTTTCATATTAGCCCACATCTCAGCACGTTTATTTTTGCAATCTTGCCTATTTGACTTCCCACCAAAAGCAATCAGTGTCCACGATCTGCCCCATGCGTCACCAGCGCTCTTGATTCCTGTACCATAGCCTAAATCAATAAACACCGCATCCGCCTTATATTCGTCCTCGAATCTGGCTAATATGCCTGATATTTCAATGTCGTTATCGTTCTTAGTAGTCGCAAAGAGCTTTTTCGTGAATAGCCCCTGTCTAAGATAAATAACTGTTTCGTCTCCGCCTGTCCATGCAGGATCACAAGCTATAATCACAGGAGCAAATCTAAATTGCTTTTCATGCAATGTCCTACGTCTTGCTTCATCAACTAAGGCGGTACTAATAAATTGCTTCTCACTCGCCGAAGGAAATTCGCCCTTGACGCGAACCTTAAAGAAGTCACTATCCTCGCCATATTGCACCCGCCAACCCTCAAGTTCAGCCTTGTTACTTATCTTAACAGTTCGGCTATCAATTTGTTTGCGGTTCCATAAACTTCTATTTTTATGAAAGCAAGCATGAAAGCGGCCACTACTCTGAGTAGGATTTCCGAACACACACCAAATGATTTCGGTATCAGCATCTGTCATTGCACCTTCAGCTACTTCCCAAATGATATCCGATATCTCAGAAGCTTCATCGAATATAACCAGAGTTCGCTTGCCTTGGTTATGTAAACCCGCAAACGCTGCAGGGTTACTATCATTCCATGGTATTGCATCTATACGCCATGTCTTCTCATGACCTTCTTGGTTAGAATAAATGCTTGTTGCAGAATAAGTGAACAAATCTTTTGCTATAAACAAGTAATACCATTTAGCTAACTCTGCCCAAGTTTTTGTTTTGAGTTGTGTATCTGTATTAGCTGTAACAACACCCTTTGTATCTTCATGTGTCGATATAGCCCACAGAATAATCCATGCCACCATAGCAGACTTTCCAATACCATGCCCAGATGCAACGGCTTCACGGATAACCTGATCTGGCGTTTTTAATCCTTCTTTGATATCGTTCAGCAGTTCTATCTGCCATATATCTGGTCCTTCTTTGTCTTCAAGTTGAGTATTTGGTTCTCCCCATGGAAATGCAAGCCGTACGAATTCCAAAGGATCTTTACTGACACTTCCAAGAAAGTCTGTTAATGCCTTTATATCCTTTTCTGATAAAGCAACTCTAGACATCGCTATCACCCTTCTTACGACGGCTGGCAATTAAACCAGCAATATCGCCTTCAAGATTTACATCTAGTTGTTCTTTAAACAGCATATAGCGCTTACCCAATAATTCTGCTGCCTTAGTCCTGTCACTTAGTCCAGCATCTAATCCAAACTGGTCCTTTTCTTCTCCACGCATTACTCTTGTTAAATATTCAAGAACATCTTCAGCTGTAGCAATCTTATCACTATCAACTGCTGCCATTCGTGCATCTAAATATTGCTTTACCTTGTTGTTTCTTAGCAATTTACTAGCACTAGCCGCCGCTGAATTATCATTCTTACACTTTGGATAAGCCTTTTTATAGGCTTCTGTTTGATTCCCACTCTCTATAAAGTAATCAACAAAATTCTTCTGTGCTTGGCTGATCTCATCCACTACTATCACCTGCCTTTAATACATTCACCAAATAATACAGAATAGCTATTTCTCTAAATGACCGAGCCATTTCTACCCTAACGCTTACACCCTTATTCTTTTTACGCTCTGCCTTATCTGGGAATTTCTTTTTGTATTCTCCCCATGGCATGAGGTAATCTACTCTGTACATAGTACATACCTTAGATAGCTTCTGGCTATATACTTGCTCCCTTGAATAGAGGTATATAAAGCCTCTCATTTCTAAGGCTTTTATTATCTTCCTAATCTTGCTGGTTAGGTTCATCTTCATTCCATCACCACCTTGCAAATAAAAAAGCAATGTGCAAATTATTCACATTGCCAACAGTTTATATTAAGTTATATGCTAAATTCTGATATATATTACCGTGTTTTATCGGCTTTTTAAGACTAAATTATTTGTGTAAGTTAAGTGGCTATTATTAAGTTATCGATACCACTGAAGTTTGATTTGCATCTTCTATAAAACGATCCGCGCTCTCTTCCTTTGCTAATTCTACCCACTCGGCAGCGGCAAAATCACCATCGCCAGGTACTACTATCAGTGCATCTTGAGGCATTTCCTTGAGCTTTTCTATTAGTTCTTTTACTAACATTTAATCACTCTCCAATATTATTTACTACACCACACCACGCTTGCTGCCCATGTTACGCCTATAACAAGATCAACTGGTCGTGTTGTTACATAGCCGTCTATAGCTCTTTCTACAGCCTTCCAATATCCCTCTATCAAGGTTAGGGCTACTAAAAACATTAGCGTTCGCTTTAACATGTTCGTACCTCAATTAAATATGCCGCTGTATCACCCCAACGGCAGGGTTTCGCCCCAACGGTAAGGCTACCCCAAGTCTACAGATATGGTGCTCTGCGTTCTATGGGCTTCTTCACGGGCTGCGTACAGTTACCGTCTCTCATGCCGTTGTTTTGAACCTACCAGTGCGACCGCTGCAAGCCGCACGGTAGGAGCTATGGGTAGTTATCCGTATCATTCATACGATAATTTGCAGCTATCATATGCAGTCATACGGCGAACGCCATAGCCAAATATATGCACATACGGTTTATCACTTGCTCGGACAGTGAGCGGATTACTGCGTATGGCTTTATTGTAAGCCCACTTACTTACAATACTATTTTAACTCATCAAAACAGGTAATATGTCGGAAACTTTTTTTATTTTATCAAACCTTTTTTCAACGCCAAACCAACAGCATCCCTAAGGAACTCTTTGCGAAATTCATAACAAGTATCTCTATTCACACCGTTTAATTCTGCAATTATTTTCATCGGCTTCCCTTTTTCATATTTTTGATACATAACCTTACCAGTAAGCTGATTTTCATGTATCTTATACGTTTCTGCGACAACTTCAAGCCATAGCTCCGGATTCATTATTATTGATTGATATGGTCCATATCCAAACGATATCATACGTACTGGCTCAACGTTCTTCAATGCTACTGTTTCTGTAGGATTACTGATAAAAGCATGACCACCACCGCCCGTATGTCCTTTCCTTGCAGTACGCTGCTCTTTTTCCTCATCGACAGCTTTTTGTATTTGCTTACGATCCCAAAAGTAACGCTCTACATGCTTAATATACTGTTCTATTAGCATATCAGTCTCCTTCTAGCTTTTCTTTTTTAATCGCTTAAATAATGCTCCAAAAGGATTTATACTATCCTCATAAGATTGGAGGAGCGTATTCATCATAACTTCTCTCTGTTTACGATCTTTTTCCTCTTCTTCAATCCAATATTCTTGCACCCATTCTCTCGTACCATCTGCACTTTCAAGCAAATATAAGATACCTTTAGGATCTAGTTTAACACCAAGTACTTTACGTTCTCCCTTAGGCACATGTACATTATCGCCTCCATAATCTATTCGCGCTCCTGACCTTAGCTATAAATTCAGACGGTCTACCAAAACTGTATTTCTTACTTGGGTTACAGTTACCACAAATAAAACTACCTAGGTATTTGCACTCGTGGCACCAGCCTATGTATTTGATTTGCGGTAAATTATTCCATGCAGTCATTTGCTCTACCCTCCTATTTAGCATTTTGTTGACGTCAACAACTCCGTGTACATTTGTATTTAAAAGGCTGCCCCCTGTGGTAAGGTCATTCCACAGGTATACTTCCCTTTTGCGCCACATTGCTTGTATATAGTGCCGAGGCAGTAGCTGGGCAGCCGTTTAAGCTACTTAACTATAAACTTCTAAAACTCTATATCGCTCTCAATCTCATTGCCCCAAACATCCCAACCAGGTGTTTTAGTCCGCGCAAAAAGTTCAATGTATTTTTTATCATATCCCATTAACTCTTTTATTTTCTGACGAGCTATAGCAGGCTTTTCGCTGTGTCTTGTTCTTGGCGCGACTATAAGCTGACTAATGCTATTGCTGGTTTTTTAGGTTTTCCCATCACCCCCAACAAGCAGGCTTCGGTGTTACTGCGCGTCCAAAACCCTGTCCCAAAAACAAATTGCCCCGATTTCGGATAAGTTTTAACCCACTGAAAAGCTATTGTTTTATATGTAAATCCCCATGCATCCATAACCTCTAATCCCTCTTTTAACAACGGGTAAGTAACCCATAAAAACAGTACGCTGTCCCTAGCAGCTATTCCATTTACAGGTAGCGCCATAATGTCTAATTGACTCATTGTAGGATAATGCTTACTTGCCGCACCGTCTACGCCTTTATTTCTATAACTCCACGGCGGATCAGCATAAATAATTTCGTAATTTATTGGATTTATCATCGTACCAATATCGCTCCTCTCCACATATACATATCTACTAAATAATTTACTGATGCTTTACCGCCATGATACGCTGCGCTAAATAAAAATATTGCTATGGCTATTGTTAGTATTGTTTTAATATTTAGGTTCTTCATCTTCGCTCTCCTTAAAGCAAATTTATCGGTATATCTGCTTCTGTAACTATCCCCTGCATAACGTATAGCGCGTTTGGCAACGCTATACCGTTTCCCCACATTTTATACTCTGCACTGTCTGTATGCAGTTTGCTATACCATGTTAGCATTTGGGCTTTAGTGTATTCTTTTTCAGATTTACCGTTGATTTTGGCATAGGTGTTTCTTACTTCAAGCCAAAATTTATATTCTTCCTCTGTAAAATCTTCTTTCTTGTCCGGGTGTCCCCATTTATCCGGGAAGCCTTGTAGCCGTGCGCACTCTGTCGGTGTTAATCGGCGTACAATGTAGTTAACACGTACAGCCTTATCTGTCTGTACCAGCGGCCCTTTGCCGCCACCTTCACAGCCGGAACGGATTTTTAATAAATAGGGGACCGCCTCGCAACATAACGCCGTGTAATCTGTAACACGGTTGTTATGATCGCCTGTTATAGTCGGTACAGTTTCCCCGTCACCGTTTCCCCTTGTATCGTAAACAAGAGGTTTTAAATCTATAACGCAATGCACGTTCCCGTGCGCTTCTGCCCTTAATGTAGAGCTTTTCCCGTCACTACGGACGTTAATTTGCTGACCGCCTTGGTCGTCTAGGATGATTTTTTCTAATGCTACGCCGACCGCTCTATCATCTGCTTTAGTGCCATTTCCAATATCTCTGGCAATTTCTTGCCCCTGCGTTCCGCTCTGCGCAGTATGCCCTCGCAAGCCCTCGCGCTTAAATAGTATTTCTCCGGCACCTCCGCCTCTAAAATCTGCGACAAGGTAGATTCTACGGCGACGCTGGGGGACTCCCCAGTATTGAGCGTCAAAAGTTCTGTACGCAACGCTCCATCCGTCTCCGTTAATACAGTCGGCATAAGCCCAGCCAGCTTGCGGAACCGCAGACATAACGGCGTTCGGTTCCGAGATTTTAATAAATTCTTCAAGCACAAGTCGGAAATCTTCTCCCCGATTACTGCTGAATGCTCCTGGTACATTTTCCCAAACAGCGAATCTTGGATAAATTCCATTCGTCGCCAACCTCATTTCTTTTATGATTCGTATTGTTTCGAGAAACAGACCACTTCGTGTTGTTTCGTCGTCGCCAACAGCTGTATGTTTCAGCCCTGCACGTTTGCCTGCTACAGACATATCCTGACAGGGGCTTCCAAAAGTTATAATATCGACCGGCTCTATATCTGCTCCATTGATCATGCCTACATCGCCTAAATGTTTCATGTTCGGAAAATGACTTTTAGTAACAGCTATTGGATATGGCTCAACTTCGGATGCATAAACAGGATCTATTCCGCACAAGCTTGCTGCTAAGGGAAATCCTCCACTACCGTCAAACAAACTCATTAGCTTCATAGTTCCCTCTAAATACGTCAAGTGCATTACCGCATATGATTTTATTCATAAAATTCCCCACTCTATTCATTGCTTATGCTAATATCTTCCTTTTCTCGTAAAAGCTTGAAGTTACTGACTGTTTCCCGTGCTATTACGGCTCGTTGGTCATCCGACCACATCAAGCAGTTCGGACAAATACGCAACTCAAATCTATGTCCTCTGGTTATATGGCTACCCGACATCGTGTCCTTATGGCATATATCGCAATTCATGATCTCACCTCAAAACGGTTCTGACTTATTAGTATTCAGTTTGTCAAAATGTTCTTCGCCTAAAATCTGTAACTCTGCCATATCTGCTGCCATGTTATACATCTTTGCGTATTTGTTATCGCCGTGGGTATCAGTGACCTTTGCCCTAAATTCAGCAATAGTTCCCAAGAAACAACCACAAGAAACTGTAATACCTTTTTCTTTATTTTTAAAAAACGTAGTGAAGCCAAACCTACTACCAATACGCCCAATTAGTAAATAGTCAGCGTCGCCGTACACCTCAGCGTTGCCGGACACCCAAGCGTCGCCGTACACCCAAGCGTCGCCGGACACCCAAGCGTCGCCGTACACCCAAGCGTTGCCGGACACCCAAGCGTCGCCGTACACCCTAGCGTCGCCGTACACCCTAGCGTCGCCGGACACCCAAGCGTTGCCGTACACCCTAGCGTTGCCGGACACCCAAGCGTCGCCGTACACCCTAGCGTCGCCGTACACCCTAGCGTTGCCGTACACCCTAGCGTTGCCGGACACCCAAGCGTCGCCAGTCTGCGCTAAGTTATCCTCTTTTTCTACGTATCCGCCAAGTTCACCAACTTCAACACTCCCAAAGCTAATTAAAGCCTTAATCCTAAATAATTTCTTGCCCCGTTTTTCTATAAACTCTGCTGTTAATTCATACTTTTTCATAGTTACCTTGCTCCTTATAATCAAACTTTAGTTAAATCACCTTGACGACGTGTTGACTGTTTAGGTGTTACATCTGGCACTAACGGGTGATATTTATAGCACCGTTCACGATCAGCGACCACATAGGTAAATCCGCTTTCTTTGTCCACCCTCAAAAACGGCTGATGTCCACTGTACGGGCAATCACCAGTGTTAATGCATTCAGCGCATTTTCGGTCAACGTCTGCGATGAAGTTGATATCGTTGTAATTACGCTGCAAGAAGCTATCGTCGGCGTCAGGGAAAATCCTCTTTGCTGCAGCTCTAACTTTATCGCTTATTGGCGCCCGTAGCTCACCAAATGTTTTACCTGCGGCAAGATCAGCAAATAACTTCTTCACAAACTCATTCGACGCTTTAGAATTACGCTCAATAGCTTTCTTTTCTTCGCGAATTTTATTTTGCCGTAGGATGGATAAGGTGTTATTAATATCTGCCCATGTTGGCCAATATTTATTATTATCAGCGATATAATCAACAGTATCGCCCCACATCTCAATGTCTGTGTATTTATACCGCTCCAGGGTTTGCCTTTCGATAGCTTTTTTTGCATCTTCGCTTCCCCAGTTCGGCTTTAGTCCCGCCGCCTGCCACACTTCATAAGCTGCCGTTATCTCTCTAAGTTCCAACATACGGCATATCCCTCACTTCTTCCCAGTCCAGCCCCATAAAACAAGCCAGCCTGTACTTTCTTTTCTCCGGAGGTATCGCTGCCCAGCGCTCCTTGTTCTTTGCTATCCATTCGGCTTTCTCTTGGGCTTCCTTGTCAGCAGCTTGCACTGCTTCCGGCAATTTGATCTCATCCGTCCAGCGTTCATCCTGTAAAAAAGTATCAGGATCAGGTATGTACCTTCCGTTTTCCTCCTGCCACTGATTAGTTTTTTTGTATCGCTCAACAGCAGAATTAATCAAGGCATACTGTTCTTCCGAGTGTACACGCATATTCATCCATGCTATTCTTGCAACAGGCTTTTTCCGTTTCGACGGATACAATTCCCAAAATAATTCAAAGCCTTTTTCTTTTTCGTTAACCTCGATTGGTTTTTTGGTTTGCTCACGCGCGTTATTATTATTATCATTGTTTATCATTGTTATATTATTATCATTATTGTTAGATGTTAGCTGACTGTTAGGTTGTCTGTTAGGTGTCTGTTGGCTCTCTGTTAGCTGACTGTTAGGTTGTCTGTTATCGACATCTCTTTTTCCTTGATAAACCTGCCAATTTACTATGGTTATCAGCCTTCCAGTCTTTGTTGATTGGTCTGTTAAAAAATTCATGTTTTCAAACTTTTTTAACGCAGTCCTTACATTTTGGACTGTTAGCCCATTTCCACAAGCTTTTACGATATTAGGCAAGCTGGTTATAAATTGTCCCGGTTGGCAAATAAATTCTTCACCCTGCCAGTACCACTTTTTCTCACTATGATTTGCCATTAAAAGCAGTGTAATTAAAATTACTTTTTGCTCAACTGTCGTAACCTGCCAAATCGGACTATCTAACAATTTTCGATGTAAAGCAATAAACCCAGTATTCATAGCACTTTACTCCTGATGGTCATATTTTGTAGATAAATACGCTTTTACCTTTTGCCCAATTACAACGCCCTCGGCGGCATTGTGGCGCAGGTAATGACAGTCATTACAAAGCATTGCCATATCTTCAAGCCTATCCTGTCCACCTTGTGACTTTAGCGGCTCGTGGTGAGGTTTTACACCAGGTTCCACAAAGCGGCTACAATTTACACACAACCCACTATCACGGTCGTATACTGCTTCACAAAGTTTTTTAAGCGCGACACCTTTAAGCCGTATCCGCTTTACTTTTGAAATCATCTTTATTGCCCCATTTATTCAGCATTTCTTCGATGTCAGCTCTAGGTCTCAGCTTAACGCCCTGCTCTTCTGCCATAGCCAGAAGGCAATCAATAAGCCGTGACATTTGTTCACGGTTATACTCCCTGCTGCCAAGATAAAAATCAGCTTCGTAATCGCCAGTTACTATGACAATTCGCCCAACTCTGCCGGCAGTCCAGCCTTTAATCATATACTCCAGCGATTCTTTATCCATAAAATGATAGTTTCTGTAAGGCCCGCAATCTTTTATTGCTTCCCTATACACGTCCTCTTTACTGTAGTAAACCTTTTCCTGCGACAACTTTTTAGCTATTTCATCGCATAAGTGCCAGCAATAATTATTAGCTGACAGCGTTCGCGCCTTTGAGAGCGGGTTTATTTCTACCTCAAGGGTTTTCCCTCGTCTAATTGATTCTTGAAGCTTCTGAACGTCTTCTGCTTCTCTAAAGGGCACCGATACCATTAAACCAATACCTTCAGTACCCCTTAATACAACTAAATCTTTTACCGTGGTTTTCATTCCATTGCCTCTTCTGCTGCTTCTATTGCATCAAGACACGTTTTTGCACAGGAATGTGCATTCTCATACTGTGGTTTTGAAAGAATAAATTTTAATCCTTCGACACCCATTTCTTCTATATTCTGCCAACCTGCGTTACCACGAACATAACATTTTGTACCATCAAATTTTACAAACTCAGTAGTTTTTACTGCAGCTTCTTCCTCTGGCACTTTAACTGGTTCATGTGCTATTGCCCCCTGCTCAATCCACTGCCGTATTTTAGCTCCTATTTCCGGGGTTATTACACCTACAGAATTATCAAAAAGACGTGTACGATCTTTGCTTGCCGTAGCCTCATGTTTTTCACGATCAATATCAAACATGATAGTAAATTCGTACTCCAACCCCTCACGTTGTACAGGAGCCATACCGACTTTTTTTATTTTCTTATCTTCGGTTTGAATATAATCTTGTTTGGACCGCATGGTCACAATAACATGCATTTTACTTTGCAAAATTGTCTGCACTAATTTATCATGCATTGGCGTAATATCTTTCCATGCAGCCCAAGAATTGCCCTTATATTTAGTTCTGGCAATTTGTTCTTGTTGCTCTAATAGCCCACCTGCTCCATTCCATACATGTGACAAACTATCAATGATCAACACATCATAACCAGCATTTTCAGCTTCTTTTATGGCATTGATGTAATTCGTAGTAGTAAAAGGCGGGACAATTTGCGCAACGTCATAATCATAAAGATCAGAATATAATTCGCCGCTACCATTTTCCGTATCAATCATAGCTATCTTTTCACCTAACCCTTGTGCCATCAATAATGCGGAATATGTCTTACCGCTTCCAGATACACCACACAAAGCAATTTTTACATAGCTTCTTTTACGTTCTGCCTTTTTAAACATTACTTATTCCTCCCTTTACACCGCTCTGCACGTCTAAGCAATTTAACAGCCTGCTTTGCGGGGACTTTAGGCTCACCGTATGCTTGCTGAAGCGCACGAAAGGCCGCTAACTTTTCTTTCTCATTCATTTCTACGTCCTCCTAAAACTCTCTAAAAGTTTGACCGCCGCATCTACAGCGTGTATCCTCTATTGGCACTCTACATCCACAATGTACACATACAACGACCGGTACTGGCGATAGTCTCACCGGCACCTTTAATTTCATCTTGTCAACGATTGCTACTGCCCTGTTTAGGCGTTCAATCTTTTCCTGCAATAAATTATCCATTTACAAATCACCTTCGCTATGCTAAAATGAAGGCGGACGCTAAACCTCGTAAAATTTACAGTCCACCTGAGCTATCGAAGCTGTAACTTCGGTAGCTCTTTTTCTTTTGCCTATCATCTCAACACCCCTACAGTCACTACAGCAGCCATAATAGCTACGTATGTGCCAATAAATATTGCAGTAGTTGCTACGGTAAAATCTCTAATCATAAGCCTGCCACTTGCCCCATAGCGTAACCAATGTCATATATCAGCTTAACTACTGTTGCTATAGACAAAGCTGTTAATGCCCATACACATGGCTGCTCCTTAATACTCTCTTTCGCTACTACTGCTGTTCCTACTACTTTGACTAGTGTTCTCATAATCAAACCTCCTATAAAGCCTTTAGAGCTGCTTCAAAATCAAATTTTTTCCTTCGCTGATTAGTTCGTTTTATACCATTAGGGCGGTATTCCATATTTTCATGCATGACCTTTGATAAAGCTTCATCAACTAGCGGAGGATCTAGTCTGTATGTCCTGCCGATCCTAAGATGTGGGACTATTCCTTTACGGCAATAACCTCTAACTGTAACAACTGGCAATCCTCTGCTTTGCGCGTATTCAGAACATGTCACTAGTTCCATCTTCCTGCTTCTCCTTTTTTGGTTTATAATTCAAAGCGTAATTAGCATTACAGTGTGACTGAACTCCATATAAAATCATTTCAATATCTTTCATATTTTTGCCATCAAGAAGCTTCAGTATATTATCTACTATGTCATAAGGTTTCATATCTTCCATTATTGGGGGTTTAATTTCTATATCAATACCAAAATCATCAGACTTCACTTGATCCATGTGAAAATGTATTTTCTTTGTTCCATCAATTTTTGTAATCATTTCTATGTCGCTGTTTTCCTCATGATGATCAGATATAATTCTGTCATCTGCTGTCACCTTCAGATTCCCTTTCCAAACTCCATTTGTCCTAATCATCAATTTATAAATCATCATATCCTCCTTGACATATTTTTCTTCAAATTCTTCAGGACTTAATTTTTCTACCACTTCGACAAATTTTGCCAAAGCTTCATCTTTCTTGCTCATGGTATATCCCTCTTTCAAAGTTGATATACCAGCCAAAGCGTGTTATAATGTTCTCGTCAGCTTCGGCTGGCTCCAAGAAACACTCGCTGCTCTTTCCACGGAAAAGCGGGTGTTTCTTTTTTATGTTGTAAAAGAACCTGCTCCTTCTTATAATGATTGTAGGAAGGAGGTGATTATTCATGACTGTACAAGAAATTGCCAAAGATTTTGTCGTTGCATTGATTTCTGCTGGTAAAATTGCATCCGAATCCCAAGCCGTACAATCCTATTTGGATATTAAGAATATGCTATCTGCTCCCCATAAAGTAGATACCATTACACCAGACAACAACAAAACATCTTATGATCCATTCAAAGACATTTAGTTTCAAAAATTTCAAGTTCCCATTCAAGAGTATGGTTCCCGCCATACTCTTTTTCTATTCTTGCAATAAAATCTTTTAATTTTTCCTGATTTGCTCTACAACTAGTTTCAACAGATACTTTTATTTTTATTTCACTTATATACTTTTCAGGAATTATTCTCGGAGGGTCTAAAACTCTTTTATCTTCCATTGTTAAGTTCCTTTCCGTCTACTACATACCATTCAAATCTCTTTAGTGTCTTCTACATGTAATTCAAAAACAAGGGTATGGTCTTTTCCGTACTCTTGTTTTATTTTTTTGATAAAATCTGATAACGATCCTTGCCATCCTCGTTTACATGAACTAACAGATATATGACATTTTATTATTGGTTTTCTGCTGAAAATTTCCATCTTTACGCTCCTTTTCGTTTACTTGAATTTATTTCATGTTGGCGTTCAAAAAAAATATCATCTATCTTGCACCCAAAATAAGAAGCAAGAGCATAAACTTTGCTGACTGCAACACCTGAAATATCCTTTTCCCATGCGTTATAAGTTTGTGTAGACACGCCTATATCGCGAGCAACTTGTTCTTGGGTTTTATTTTTTCTTGCCCTTAATTCTTTTAACGAAAATTTCATTTCCGATGTTTCCGACATTAGCAGAACCTCCTTTCCGTTTCATTGACTAAATTCTACATGATTATTTTTCAAGTGTCAATATCTTTCTTGATTTTTTTTCAATTTTTCTTCCTTGTTTTTCATCATTTCTTGATTTTTTATCAAGTTTATGTTAGCATTATATTTGAGGTGATGATATGGGATTAGCAGCAAATCTTAGATTTTATCGAAAAAAATTTGGATTGTCTCAAGAACAAATAGCCGAAAAGCTGGGTTACAAATCTTTTACTACAATACAAAAATGGGAAATGGGAATATCTGAACCAAGTTTAGAAAAAATTAATATTCTAGCTGACCTTTTTGGTGTATCTATTGACCATTTAATTTCAAATTTTAACATCGATGTTGATTCTGACACGCCCCGTCAATATCCATTCATACCTGACGCTGTAGCAGCAGGTATACCATGCACAATAGAAGGGCGAAAGGAATTACCAACAATAGGTATTTCTGACGCTATCATGGGCAAATATGCAGGTAATAAACATATTTTAATCATGCGTGTTAATGGCGAAAGTATGAATAATGTTATACCTAGTGGTTCTTTTATTGCTGTAAAAACAGATATAGAAGTAAAAAATTTAAAAGATGGCGATCTTGTTGTATTTGGCAAAGAACATGAATATAGTCTAAAACGATTTTATGATGCAAACGATAGAATAATATTCAAACCTGATTCCAGCGATCCACGTTTTACAGATCATGTGTATAACAAAAATGATAGTGTATTTATTGTGGGTAGAGTTGTATTATCAATCAGAAACTATGAATAACCATCAATAGCAGTAACTATTGAAACTGCTATCACTCAAGCAAAGAAACTAAACTGGTTATAAATTTATACGCAAGGAGATATCAAAGCAATGTACGGCGACGGTACTATCTGGTACGACAGCAAACGAAAAAAATATTGCTACGACTATTGTGACAACGACGGCAAACGTCACCGAAAACGCTTTGCCACCGAAAAAGAAGCTAAAGAATTTAAGAAAGAAATCCGTGCAGAACGTGATAAAGGAAATCTTACAGCCTCTACGATTACCATTGGCGAATGGGTAATAGAATTTTTAGAAACATATCAAAAACCACACCTGCGCAGCAGCAGTTTTGCAAGGCAAAAACAAAGTGCTAATAAGCTTGCTCCTATTGCACATATACCAATTGACCAGCTCAGCGGCAAAGAAATACAAAAGCTGTATAATAGCTATGACGGGATTTTAAGCACATCCTCAATAAGTAAGATACATAAGTTGCTTTTCGCCGCTTACAAGAAAGCTGTGGCTCTGAGAATGGTACAATATAATCCAATGCAAGCTGTTGAACCGGTGAAAATCAAATATAAAGAAATGTCAGTATTTTCTTTTAGTGAACTGATTCGCATCTTCCGTGTACTACGGACCAATAAATACTATAAGAAATACTACACATTATTTTATTTGCTCCTGGTACTTGGCTGCAGGATAGGCGAACTTCTTGCAATAAAATGGGAAGATATTGATTTTGATAAAAGAGAAATTTGTATACAACGCGCAAAAGACAGTGGTACTGGGCAAGTATTCCATGATCCTAAAACAAAAGCCGGTATACGTTACATTCCGATTGTCTATGATGCATGTATCAACCGACTAAAGGCTATGCAGACAAGCGGTAAAATTACTTATATAAACGGCTTCGTGTTTTGCACTGAAAGCGGCAAAGCCCTTAACTATGGAAATATCCGACGCGCTTGGTTGAAGATATGTGAGTTGTCCGGAGTAAATAAAAATATCCATACATTCAGGCATACATTTGCTACAGCAGCACTCACCAAAGATATACCTATCTTAGAAGTATCAAGGTGTCTTGGACACGCTGACGCAAACACAACACTTAAAATGTACGGACATGCAATGCCAGGATTTAACAGGCATATAATAGACCTTTTTCAGAAGAAAAAATCAAAGAGTGCGACCAAAACTGCGACCATAAATCAACAAAACTAG